TTACATCACCAATTTTATTAGTGCCTGAAATAGGACGCAAACCATCTTGAGATAAAAATAAAAGATCACCTGCTATTTCAACTACACTATCAGTAGCTAAACATCCTAAGTCATCTGTAACGTGCTCTAGAATAAAATTAGTAGAGTCAGTCCCTGAAAGTCTTTTTATATTTGTCGTACCAAAAATATAAAGCTGATTTCTAAAAGCTTTAATTGCTACGATAGGAAAACCTACATTTATTACCCCTGCGCCTGGAGTAGTAGCTGATCCTGAAGGTGCAAAATTAGTTTCGTTATTTGTGACGCTGTGGTGTAAATTGTAATTGTCAGTAGGATCACCAGCAAGAAATAAATGATTTGCAAAAATAGTAGAAAATTTAGGACTATCAGGGGCTTGAGCGTGAGTAATTTGAGTGTAAGTAGTCCCATCGTAAGTTGCTGCGGGATTTATACCATCTGTTAAAACAACCTTTGGTCCAGCAAAATTAAATTTTGTAAATCTTACTTTTGTTACGCCTACCATTGTAGGATTACCAGAAGTTGTTACTGCAGAGTAACCACTTCCATTCCAAAAGTGTAAATAGTTATGGCCTGAAGATGGTTTACGAGCAGCTAAGATACCATTGTTTATTCCATCTGCTACTGCTAACCCAAGGACTGATCCTGTGCCAGGAACAGTGCCATAATCATTGCTAAATCCACTTATACGTCTGTACCCACCAGTTATAGCAGGTTCATAATTTATTAAAGTAATTGCAGAGCCAGGTTGTCTTTCACCTTGAGATAAAACATCTCTGTTTGTGTTTAGACCTCCTTCTGCATATGATATAAAAGAAGTAACATTATCTGCCATTACATAATTCTACCTAATACTTGATTAGAAGAGTTAAGTCTTTGCAAAACAGTTGACCTTACTCGTAAAGGTTCGTCTATAACGACCCTTCTCATCATTTTTATACCATCTTCAAAATTTTTTTCGTGTATAGCTGCGCTCTGATCATTTGACCTAAAACGCATCATGTACATCATAGCACCATCAATAAGAACATGTTTGAACCTATTAGGTATAATTGCTACGTCATTAAAATTTGTTAAATCACTTGGAAATTTATAGTAAACATATTCTATTTCGTAACTATTGTCTGGTATAGGAGTTACGCCAAATTTACTTTCTAATGTTTGGTACACTAGGGTAGGTGAAGCAATTCCTGTCTGAGAGCCTGTATCATCAAAATGTCTGTATCGTTGAATATACTCGTCATACGAAATAGTAGGTAAATGCATTGGTGTATTATCAACGCTGGTAAGCTTTTTAATGTAAAAAGTTTCCCAATCTGTAGAAGAATAATCAGCAGGAAAGCTATACTGTCTTGTACCTGCAGTTAAAACTTGGGTTTGAGTAGTTTTTAAAAAAGGCCACTCTTGTCCTGTTTGAATAATATTTCTTATAGAATTGTTTATTGAATCTTTTGCTAAAGCTTGCACGTTACGTACTGTATCAAAGCCATCCCCAGACGTATCTAGAACAACTTCATTGAGCCTACGTAGTAGCTCATTCACTAACGTAACATATGTAGTCATTGTCCAACCTCATGTAGGTAAAGGGGCCAGTTTCCCAGCCCCTCTAAGATCTTAATTATGCAAGATAATCCCGATCAACTTCATCAGGTGCAACCCTGCCTCGCTTACCTGTGTCAACACAACAAGCAATAAGACGAATAACTCCTGCAGTTACATCATTAGCACCTGCTTCTAGCTTTACGTCAATCGTATCTGTAGCAGTTACGTGTTGAGTAAATGTAATGGTTCCTGATGTTGACATTGCAGTTCCATTAGAGCCACTAGCTAAAAAGCCAGTAGACGCTACAGAAGCACCATCAACAACATCGTCACCTGCAGCAAAATCAATATCTACTGTTGGTGAAGTACCATTAAAAGCAGTTGTGACTTCTGCACCTGCAAACAACACCATTGTGTTAGCAGGTATTTCTAGGAGTTGAAAAACATCTCCTGAAGTCATTGAGTAACCAGCAGCAACCATTTTACTTATATCAAGGGTTGCTTCTCGCATGTACATTCCCATGGACTGATAACGCGAGTACGCAGCAGCAATGCTATCAGAATTTACTCCAATAGTTGCTTTGGAAGTCATATCATAAGTAGCCATAATCTATTACCTCCTTACGCTACGTTATACTTGGCAGTTACAATAGCTTCTGGACGAAGTATTTTTCTGCCATATAAATGCATACCGCGCACTATATCCGCAAAGGAATCAGGGTCACGATATGTTTCAGTCTTACTAATCTGCTCTGCAGTAGCAACAGCAGAGTCATGACCAGCTAACAGAACGCCAAAGTTAGTGTTCTGGTTCGCAGATCCTGCAGTTCCAGGTCCAGTGCCTACCTTGGGAAGGTTTGAAGATGAGTACAAACGAAACCCATGGAAGTTGTTAATAGTAAGGCCATTACGAATACCACCAGACTCACCATAGTCTGCATTCATGAAGCGGCTGTCTTCATCGCGAAGTAGCTCCATGAAAACTGGGTCCACGATCAAATATCTACCTTGTGTATCAACTTGCTGCTGATCTAGCAAACGAGCCATACGTGCAACAACCTGCAATGGTGAAGCTGTAGCTGTCGGTAGAGATGTAGCCCCTGGTAGACGAATTGCGAGAGGAATTGAGTGATCCCCTGCAGATCCTGTGGTAATATTGCTAAAGTCACCCTTTTTCAATTTCATGCTTGAAAGCAATTCGTCTGAACCTGCAGTCGCTACTGCTTTAGTACCATTAACAACATCGTTGACAGTACCTGCAGCCGAATGCAAAGCTGTTTGCTTATATCCTGCCATATAACCTAGAACTTCTTGGTCATGATTATCCGCAAGACGATAAGCTGCACGATCTGTTGCAAGCTGAAGAAAATTGACGTGACTATGCGCCTCTTCGATATCATCGATCTTAAAAGCGTAGTAGTTACTCTTGTCTATTACCAGAGAAAAGTCTTCATCGTCAAGATCTTGTGCCTGTACTGTCGTGCCTCTTGCATACTGCGACACTGAAATTTCAGGTTCCTTGACAATGCGAACAGTATCACCTTGGGCGCTAATCTCCCCAAAATAATCACTGTTAGTTATATCACCTACAACTGTAGTTTTACGAAAGGCGAGCTGAACCTTTCGACTGTAGATGACGCTGGAAAAATTCCCATTGGGGAGATTACCATAGCCCGATGCGGTTTGAAAAGCCATTTTGAAATCCTCCATGATATTTGGCTTAAATGAAGCTAAACACCTAAAAGAGGCTGATAATTTGACAGGGTGCAAAAGATCTTTGATTGGCCTACAAAGGTCTAATGGGCCTGTGCTTTAACAGGTAGTTCTTTAAAGTTTAGACTTTTTGGAAAAAAGTATCTGTGAAAGTAGTCCATATAAGGAGGTTTCACGTTAGATACAGGTAGTTATATAGCTGACTTTAAAACTGTCAACTATTATCGTGCGGAACCAGTAACGTCATAGATAAATTTACCTTTACGTTGTGCTTCCATAATTAATTTTTCGTTTTCTTCAAATTCTTTATCTGACATTTTAGTTATTTCAGACTCTTTGAATACACCTTGTTGCCCTGAAGCATCAGGTCTAGATCTAGAACCTTTTGTAACTGATGATGCAGCAGCCTTTTTGCTTTTTCTTTTAGCACTAAGCGTCATATCATTATCAATTTTAAACAAATCAATTACACGAATTACTGATTCTGGATCATCCATATTTTCATAAAGAGCATCTTTAACCCATTTAGGCTGCTCGTCTGCCCAATTATGAAACTTATCAGATTGACGTAAATCATCAAAATCCTCGTGAGACTTACGAATTAAATTTTCTGATTTCATGCGTAAAGCTTCAGAGTGCGCTTCATCTAATTCTTTTAAACGTGACTCTGCTTTACTGAACATTTCTTTAGCTTTTTCGGAAGCTATGCGCTCTACAATCCCAGCAACATCAGGATATTCTTTTTGCCACTTTTCAATATCTTCATCTGATTTAGGAGGTACAATGCTGTCTTTTGTTTTACGCTTTTCAATAGCTTCTATTTTAGTATTCCATTCTTTTTCTTTTTCTTGCATGTGCCTACGCAAGTCACCATAGCGTTTCTTAAAAGACTTTTCTTCAGCGCTTAAATTACTATCATCTTCTTGTGCTTCTGATGCCTCTTGGGTTTCTTCTTGTTGGGGATCACTTGTGGCTTGAACTTGGGAGTCCTCAGTTGCCTCGCTATCGGATTCCTCCTCCTTAACTTCTTCACCTCGTGCCTCTGCTTCCAATTTGGCAATCTCTGCTTCTTCTTCTTCGAGTCGTTTACGCTTTCGTTCGTAACTATATCCACGATCTACAAAACCTGCAGTTTTTTGAGTTTCTATTTGTGCTAATTCAGGCATAGTACATTCCTCTTTATGTTGGGGCCAGCATTATTGCTGGGTAGCCTTATCGTTGTCGTTTCTTTTTAGCCATTAAGCCGCCTTTTGCTTTTTTATTTGCATCAAAACTTGCTCTACCTGCTCCATAAGAAGCATATTGCTTTGCTTGAGACATATCTTGATGTGGAGATGGTTTACTAAAATCTAAAGCTGTAGATTTGTTTGCAGAAATACCTCTTCCACTTTCGTTAGCAAGTTCTGCAGCAATTTGAGATGCAGTTTTAGTTGGATCGTCGTCTTTCTTTTTCTTGGCATCTTCTTTATATTCTTCAACTGTTGGTCCAGCATCATAATCAGGTTTAACTGTTTTAATTGGTGGAGAAACTACATTAACACCTGTTGATAAGAAATTATCATCCTTGCCAAATCTTTTAGTGACATTATTTGCGAGAATGTCTCCATCCATAACGCCTGGAATAGTGTCTTGTATCCATTGTATACCTTTTTTCTCAATAAAAGTTGACTTCATGTCGTTAAGTTCTGTAACGTCAATTCCTTTTGCTTCAAGTAATCTTATATTGGCACTTGCTTCTGCTACTGTTCCTGCTGACATAATTTGACTAAGAGGATTAAGATTTCCTAAAAAACCTCCTGATCCAGGATCTAACGCAGATTTAGTTTGCTGAACTAAGGTATCAGCATTTGTATAGTCGTACTTGTCCATCCACTTGTCGGGATCAGGGGGAGGCTTACCTCCTCCTCCATCTCTATCTTTTTTTACTTCAGGTTCTGCTTGTTTTTTAAGGGATGCAGAACCTTGCTCAAAATAAGGAGGTTTAGTAAATGGCATCATTGAAGGTGGGTATACCTCACCATTTTTAAACATAACTATTCTTTTGTCGTTGGGATCATTTGAATTAACAAATGTTTTTTGAGTTATTGTATCTCCTATAGGACCAAATGTTGAAGCCCCTACATAATTAAAAGAAGAGGGTGAAAATCCACTTGCAGGTTGATTTGGGTAAGAATTAATTGGCACTGATTGATTTTGCCCAACATTACTGGAGGAGTTAGGCATACCAGACGTAAGACCTGATATGTTGTATCCTGCAACACCACCTGCACTCATAGTCGTTGAGTTAGGGTCAAAAGGTATTGGAAGGGGTGATCCAAAAGATTTTGTCTGTGGCCTAGGCGCAGGACTAGGGGCTGCAGGTTTCTGCATATTCCTGTTTATGTCTTGAGGACTTAATGGCTCACCACCTATTCTACCATTAGCTTCCATATTCTGCAAGCCTTGCTTTGCTTTACCTCTTAAATCTTCAAAAAAGTTTACTCCATAAAATCGTAAAACATCAGCAGGAACAACGTATTCACCTTCAGATAACATAGCAGGAATATCGTCTCGAACTTCTTTAGCCATAGAGCCAGGGGGGATAGGATTGCCTGAAACAGGATCTTTAGCCATGCCATCGTCTTTAATACCGCCCTGTTGCATAAAGGCCATTTCCATCTGTTTATTCATTGCTGTACCACCTTCATTAAACATTCTTAGTTTACCATCTCTTGTCCTTACAGCCATTTGCTTCATTTGAGAGATAGTGGGTTTCTTTACATTTTTAGCCAGTACAAGAGGACCAACTTGAATTATTTCATCGGCTTCAAATACAGGAGCACCAGTTTTTTTATTGTAAAAAGCACTTCCACGATAAGGGTTCATTCCTACCTGTGTCCACTCTTTTGAACCTGAAGCTATTATCTCAGCAGCTTGTTGTTGTAAATCATAAGGATCTTCAGGCTGATACTTTCCAAAGATACGAGCAATAGTAGCTTTACCTTGAGGTTTAGGAGCATCTTCTCCTGTAGCTTGAACAAGTCTTTTGCCTCTAGCAATATCAAGGGCTGTCTTAGGATCTGAACCGAAGTTAATATTCTTTAATCTAATAGCTTGTCCATACCCAACAACACTACCTGACTTTTGATTACCATCGTGAATAGATACTACCCATGTATTATAATCATCATAGGCAGGAATATCTAATCTAGAAGAAACTGTTTGTCCTTTTTTTAAGTCTGCTCCTTTAACTCCTATAATAGGATACTTTTTAGCTTTTTTACCTAGTGATCCTGTTATCTCAGTAAGACTAGGCATCATGTCTAAGACTTGCTCTGCAGTAAACTCTTCTGGATCAGGAATAAAATCTTTTATTCTTTGCCTAGATTCTTTAGAAGTAATTTCACCTTCTAGTAAATCAGATGCTGCCTTTTTTGATCCTTCAGGATTCTTTTGTCTTTGTGACTCAGTAAGTTCACTTTTAGCTTTACGCCACTGCTCTAA